CGACGTTCACCACAATGTTAGAGCCTCCCATCGCGTTGTTTGGCGCGATGCTGCCGCTACGACCAGGCGTAAACAGCTCAGGGCCACGCTCACCCACAAGGTATGAAGTGCCAGCCTTAACGGTGCCGCCAGAGGCTCTGCCACCGCCAAAAAGTTTGCTAAAGAATCCAACACCATCGTTACCCCCAAGGCCGCCAAGGAACGTCTGCAAGCCGAATTTCAGCAGGATGTTGGCAAGGCTTCTCAACGTGTCAGAAGCAACGTCAGCAAGCGATTTCGTGCCTTCAACTGCAGCGGTCAACGAGTCAACCACACCTGTTTTGATTGAATCGCCAATTGCGCCATAAAGCTGATCCATTTCAGCAGCAGCGGCCTTTTGTGCTTCTTGCAATTCTTTTTGCTTTTTAACTTGCTCTTCAAGCTGCTGAACATTTAATTCGTTCTGATACAAAATTTTGCCATTTTCCACTCCGTGTTTTTGATACAAGTCGCGCAAAAGGATTGCGTTTTTAACTTCTTGCTCATTACCGTTTAAAATGCCCCCTAGTATCGCCCTGCGATCGTCAATGCTGCGGAACTGATCTTCAAAAGCTTGGCGCTTGCGCTCTTGTGTTGCTAAAGCTTCCTTCTCTATTCTTTCGGCAAGTTCTGCCATCTCAAGCTGTCGCTTCTGCTCTTCTGTCAGCTTTTGGGCAGTCTCAAGTTTGCCTTGGGTCGGCATGACTTTGTTGACAGGAGTCTCTCTTTGCGCAGTGGTTGAACCTCCACCCGTGCGCGGATCACCTAGCGCTATAGTTTCTTGAACAAAATTGCCAATGCCACCGACTACATTTTGCGTGGTGCTGGTTACTGCTTTTACGCCGCCTTCAAGAAAATTTCTAATAGGTTCCGGAATTAAGGCGTACGCGGTTTTAATAAAACCAACAATTCGGCCTAAGGTGTTCTGGAAAAAGCCGCCAACAGCATCCAAAGCGTTTTTGCCTGTTTCGACAACAACCTTTGCAACACCTCCAACAACTTGACCAATCCTCTTGCCTAGTCCAACAACAAAAGCTTGAAGCTGTCTTACTCGTTTTAGATTTTCCTGAAAAGCTTGCTCAAGCTCAAAAGCTGCGTTAGTGCCGTCAAGCCCTAACGCTTGCATGATGGCAGCGCCGACTTCTCCAACTGCCGCAAAGATCCCACGAATTGGCGCAAGAACACTATTTAAGCTCACACCGAAAACTTCAACAGTGACAGCAGCAACCTTGAAAGTTTCTTTTAAAAGAATTCCAAGCTCAGATTGATCAGCGAAGATGTTTTCAAACGCTGTCTGCAATCGTTTCAGTTGGCCATTGATCGTGTCCGAAGCTTCAAAAGCTGCCTTCGCTGCAGCACCTTGAGCCTCTTTCTGGTTTTCCAGTAATTTATTGTATTTTTCTGTATCATTCAAAAGCGCCAAGATTGACGGGCCAGCCTCTGTTCCGAACGCTTTAATAACAGTTCCAGCATCAGCGCCAGACTTTTTAATCTTTTCAAGCGTGCCAGCAAGGCCGTCAGATTTTAATGTTGATGCATTGATTTCAACACCAAGCGCCTTAAATTCTTTGCCAACTTGTCCTGCAGCAACTTGAGAAAAGGCAGTCTTAAGAGCGGTAAACGTAACTTCAGCGTTTTGGCCGCCTGCCGTAATTTGTGCAACCGCTGCGTTTACTTCTTCTAACGGCACGCCTAAAGCAGAAGCTACTGGGGCGACCTTTGCAATGTTTGCCGCATATTCACCAATGACAATTTTGCCGTCATTCTGCGTCTGAATAAACCCATCGACCAATTTGGCCGCTTTGTCTGCTTCTAAACCGTAAGCGTTGAGGACAGAAGTGGTCGCATCTCCAACCGTGTTGATGTCACTAAATCCACCAGTCGCACCCAGGCTCGCTGCCTTCAGAATGTTTGCAGCATCAGCCGCTTTTGTAAAACCAGCAGAGGCCACGTCATAAGCAGCACCTGTTAGCTCAACAACGCTTGCTTGACCAGATAGCTCACCAGAAACATCTTTTAACCGCGAGGTCAGTTCTTCGCTGTTAACGCCAAGGCTTCTGACTTTTGCCTCAGCAAAATCCTGTTGAGACAGCACACTAAAAACCTGACCCAAGCTTGCAGCCGCGGCCACGACTGCCGTGATGGGACCCAAAGCAGATGACAGTGCTGCGCCTAGGCCACGGGCACCAACGGCAGCTGCTTGTGCTCCACTAGAAAACGCCTTGAAACCTGAGCCGGCAGCCTTTGTTGATCCGCCGGCATTGCGAACAGCAATCTCAAGCTTTTTGACTTGACTTTCAAGTGACCTAATTTTTTTGTTTGCGTCCTTAGTCTCGACCCTAAACTCAATGTTGGATACTGCCACGGCGCTTCCTGCAATACGTTCAGTTTATCGATGACCACGCTTAGCACGGTCCATCGCTTCCTTTTCGCGTTCGCCCTTCAGCTCATAATACGCGGCAAAGTGAATGAACTCCGCATCGGTCAGTTCCGTGCGGAGTTTGCTCACCGTCATGCCAAGCTCGCAGGCTAGATAGAACTCAAAATAGAGCCAACTATCCTGCGTCAGTCGTTTTTTGCTTCCTTCAGGTTTTCGTCACCGCCAAGACCAAACAAAAACAGCTCAACTTCGTTCAGCACAGACTCAGGCAGTTGACGCTGAAGCTTAGGCGCATCAGCCATCGCAAAAGCCTTTTCACCGTTTTGCAGCTCTGCCATTTGACAGAGCATGTAGGTGCTGATGTCTAAAGCCTCTTCACTTTGCGCCATCGCTTGCGCTTTCTTGCGATCGGCTCGTGTGATCGGCTTAAAGTACAGATCCACCACGGTCTCACCCGCGGCATTTTTCAGTTCAAACTTTCGACGCTGGTTAAGGTCAAACGCCTCAACCAGCAGATCGACAGTGCGGTTTTTAGAAGCTGGCATTCAACAACAGAACATGATGCCCTGAAGTTTAGTCCAGCCTCATTAATTATTCAAGGTTGCCGGTGATGGTGCCGCTAGTAATGAAGCTGCAGCTAACAACCACAAGATCGCCAACAGTGGAGCTGATCTCCATATCGGTGATGATTCCGGCAAAGCTGATTGAATCAGTGCCGCTAGTGGTGCCGGTAGTAAACAGCTCAAAAGTTGCATCTGCAGGATCTGCAGTGGTCAGCACATCCTCAAGGAAACCAGCCTGGCCGGTTGCATCAGGGTCGTAAACCAGCTCAACCGTACCGGAGCCAGAAATCATGCTGCCGACAAACTTGCGAAAAGTGTCGCCATGCACCGAAGTGTCAAGCGTTTCCTTGGTGGTGGTCAAGCTCCAGCTGCGAGTGCCAACAATAGTGGCATTACTGGAGCCTGCGGCATCAAACTGAACAGCGCCTTGTTCACCGCGAAGAGTAGCCATGGTCAGAGTTCCTCGATAAATTCAAAGGTCACACGGACCTGAGTTTGAAAATAGCCCTCGGGTACAGGCGAAGCCAATACTGATGGGCCGTTGGCTGCATCGAAGTAAACCCCCGACACGATGACTCTATTGTAAAGGTCTCTGACGCGCTTAGCTATCACATAGTTGGCGCCAGGGCCTTCGCCTTGCGGCGTAAAAATGTTCAGCAAAAGAATCCCGACTACACGGTTTCTTGAATCTGAGGTGAGACCTTGACTTAGGTATTCGTTTTGCCCGTAGCTAACCAAGCATTGCACCCACGAGTCATTAACGGCAGGCGCATAGTCCATGTTGTGAAACACCACCGGCACAGGTGGCGTGTTCTGCAGCTCTGCAACTAGCCGTTCTTCAATAACGGCGCGAACAGTGTTTAGGTTTACGGCTGCCATTAGCTCTTGCGCTTAATACGCTCATATTCTGACCGCGCGTAAATTTCAAGCTCTTTCGCGATCAACTCAGGGAAGCCTGGCTTTGTGCCTTGACGCGTCCGATACTGGCCTTGCCATGACGCCGGCAAATTTGTGCCGTACATCACCGGTTCAGCGTATGGCAAATTGTTGCTGATCGTGCCCAATTTAGGCTCAATTGTTGTCTGCCAATTGTTACGCAGCCTCCCAGTGTCAACAGGTGTCTCTTCTTTAAGACGCTTTTCACCCTCAAGCGTTACAGCACGGACAAGCTGATCAAGCTGTTGATCAAAAAAATCAGCAATGTCGCCAACGGGAACGATACGTGCCATAACTATGCCCTCAGAAACAGGTCGTAAACGATTGCCGTGCCAGCTTGATCAATCGTGCTAATCTGCACGATCTGATAACGCACACTGCTAATTTCAACCTGATCGTCGGTGCTTGGCACGCTGTCAAGATCAAGCGCAGCAACCGTAAGCTTTTTGTCAGTAGACCGCACAAGCTCATTCGTCTCAGAGCTACGTACGTCATCCAGTACGCCTTTGATGCTTGCCGTCGTAGCAGTTGCACGCACCTCACCGGTCTCAGCGTTATAAGTGCCAGGCTTCAGAAAACGAAACGTCACGGCACCGCCAAACTTGCCGATGACCTTCTTGGCAACCTTTTGTAACGATCCAGCAAGTGCCATTAGATGCGATAAGCAATACAAGCTCCATTCTGAAGCTGAATTGACGTAAACACCCCAACTAGGTGAAAACCTGCTGGGAACGTTTCACCTGCAAGCGAATTACCCGTGTAATTTTCACTGGCAATAGCGGTGACAGTCGTGTTTTCGTAGAAATCAATATGCTTGAACCGACCAGTGTGCGCCACTGAATCGGTAATCACCTCGGCGCCAAGGGTGTAGTCAATGCCGACATCACCTTGTCCAAATCCTTTTGACATGATCAGAGCCTGTAAGCGATAACGGAACCGCTGGTCAGCGTGACGCTAGTGATCACGCCGCAGATCTCACAATCTGCTTTTAGCACAACAGCGGTTAAAGCGTTGCCTGTAATGTCCTCTGCAACCAGAGTGGCGATCACAGAATCCTCAAGAGCAACAACTTTGCCAAAACGACCTGTATGGGCAGCAGTGTCGCTGATGTACTCAGCGCCGGGATAGTTGTAACCCATAATCAGCTCCGTTTGACGGCGATGTTGCCAGGTCCACTAATTCTAAGGCCAATCAGATAACGCTCAATCATCGGCGGGATACGATCCGCACCAACAGCACCAAACTGATTTGGGGTGACGTTCAAACTGCCAATTTGAACGTTCTTGTAATCGTCAAGACCACTCAGGCCAAGGCCATCTTTGTTGTTGTTCAAATAAACAGCAAGCACAGCCTGCGCCTTCTTCACCTGATCCGGGATCTCGGTGTCGGTGAAATAATCTGTTGTAATCCTGAACGGAAAACCAACCGCATAAGTGTTGATGTATGTATCCGGCTTGCGAACACCAGTGCGCGGCCACTGCAATGCCTGCGTGTCAGTTGCTCTCGCGCCAAGATACCGTTCACGATCAAGTCGCTGCGCTGCGGTGTATAAAGCGCGATTCTTCTGATCGTCTGTTGCACTTGCCCATGCAACGACATCATCGTCTTCAACAAGCCCATCAATAATTGCTTGGGCGTCACTCAGAGTTAAGTATGTGTTGGCCGAAGCTCCGCCGGCAGTTGCATCAAGAGTGATCGCCATCAACTTGCTCCGGCTTAGGCTTTACTGTCCGACGCCGACGCTTTGGCTTCGGTTCTTCTTGGATTTTAGGCTCTGCAATAGAAAGAGAGGCCGCCTCATTGGAGACGACCTCACGATCACGCATTCGCCGGAAAGCGAATAACCCCATAATCAGGAGCTAGCGCCTTTCAGTGCCACAAAGTTCAGCACAAGTGCTTCACCTGCGGTGGTGCCGACGTTCGACAAAGTGATGTCGAAAGAACCAGCAGCAACAGCACTAACGCTTGCGATGTAGGTTCCAGTGCTAGCACCGGAAGCGACATTCACAATCACAACATCAGTTGCAGCAATTTCACTGTTGGTAACGGTGAAGGAAACTTCAGCGCCACCAGCCAGCGAAGCGTCGCTAGTGGTGATTTGACCGGATGGCTTGTTAAGAGTCACGCCGGTCGATTTGTCGGTGGCCTGAGTGACAGTACCACCAGAAGTTGGGCCGATCAGTTTGCCCGCAGTTGCTTCAAAAACAGACATCGTTAGTTACCTCCTATCAGTCCATGTTGGAGACGTTGGTGGCGCGCACGATGCCGATGTTCTTCAGCTCATACACCTTCGACCAGTTGCCGACGGTTGCAAGCTGTGCGCGAGTCGGGTTCACAGTGGTGACAGCCCACTTAGCACCGACAGGGTGATAGCAGTAGTGCAGATCCACTGCCATGGCATCAGATTTGGCCAGGATGTCGCGATCGGTTTCGATCTCGGTGCCAGCCTGTTCACCAGAGGCAATAGCGCCTTGAGTGAAGAAATAGGTGCCGTACTCAGTAGAAGCACCGGAGCCGGTGGTTTCCACATCGTCAGACACGATCACGCGCAACCCCATGTATTGGGGCACAGTTACTTCGCCGCCGTAAGCGCCAGCCATTGAACCACCAGATTGGGTGGTGCTGGTGCCGCGAGCATCAGCAGTGCTGACGTAATCAATTGCACGACGCTCAACCAAGTCGTAATACACTTTGGAGTGCATTGCAACAGCGGTCAACTTTTCACCTTGATCGCCCAGGATTGCACGGGCTTCAGCAACGTGACGAGGTGACAGTGCAGTAGGAGTGTCACCGCTTTCGGAATCGATGCAAAGATCGAAGAAAGCAGAGCTGCTGGTGTTAGCGTTCAGCGAACCGAACACACCGCTCAGGCAGTTGATCAGATCCTTCTGACGCTGGTTGGCGATGTACTCACCAAGCTTGGCGCCAATGGCAGCCATAGGATCAGAACCGGCAGCCAGAGCAGCCAGATCACGAGCTTCAAAAGCACGACCACGGTGCAGAATCACGCCGATCTGCTTGTCAGCGGTGATCTTGCCAGGAGTCAGCGAAGAGCTGTCAGACAGCACCTC